GACTGGTGCTGCGACTGGTGCTGCGACTGGTGCTGCGACTGGTGCTGCGACTGGTGCTGCGACTGGTGCTGCGACTGGTGCTGCGACTGGTGCTGCGACTGGTGCTGCCAGTGTGAGCTTCAATGCTTGAGACAATCCCTCAACTGCTTTGGCTAGATCTGCAATGTTACTTTCCAGAGACATATAGCTTTTCCTTTTCTGGGTCTTGAGTTATTTTTAATCGATCACTTACAAATGCTTCCATCATTTCACGCAGCAGTTCTGAAGAACCGCCGTGTAGTTTGGCCTTCTTCGAGAATTTCTCATACAGTATCTTTGGGACCCTTACCCCCATTGATACGTTTAAACTTCTATTCATTGGTACTCCTTTCATTAATTTAGTAAGGAGGATTTCTCCTCCCATCAGACCTGACACCCAACCTGTCAAAACCAATCATAACGATTGTCTCCGTTCAACAGGTGATTGCAATTGTAAACCCAGTGCTGTACAGTTGTCAACGCCTGCTTTACAAAATAACGAATGGAAGCTTCATGATTCAAGACTATATAAACGCCGGTTGGAAGATCATACCTATACCACGCGGAGGAAAAGGTCCGCGTATCATTAATTGGAACACTATTGAAAACGCTCTTGTTGCAGCCTGGATGATTCCTACTGATCATGGGGTGGGGCTGATGCACGCGTACTCTGGAACGATGGCTTTGGACATTGATGATACTGATCTTGCTGTTGACTTATTGGGGGAAAAGGGAATCTCTTTACCTGACCTCTACAACGACCCGAAGACTGTAAGAATTGAATCGGGGAGGACGGGGCGAGCAAAGTTCTTGTACAAAATGCCGGGTGGATTGACCTTACCATCTAAACGAGTAAACGGCCCAACTGGTACCATTTTGGAATTTCGATGTGCCACTTCTAACGGACTCACTTGTCAGGATGTCTTACCGCCGTCAATTCACCCTGACACGAGTCAGCCTTATCGTTGGGAAGGGGCTGCCGACTACACGAATCCTCCTGTCATTCCTGATTCACTTCTTGATTACTGGAAATCATTAATAGAGGTGAAGGTCACCGAGAGTGTATCCGACCCTTTAACCCTGACGTCTCTTCAAACGATACGGGAGGCACTTCTGTTAACACCTCCCGACCTTTGTAGGGAGGAATGGATCAATATAGGCATGGCTCTGCATCACTGGGGTAATCAGAACAAATGTGACACCGTTGCATTTAGCGAATGGGACGCCTGGTCCAGCAAATCAAGCATAAAATACCCAGGAAGACCTGCAATGGTGGGTCAATGGAAAAGTTTTAAGACCGATAGAGGAGCACCCATAACATTGGGCACACTATTTCGAATTGCGTCTGAGCACGGGTGGGTTCGGAAGCCCGACGACACCTCAACTCTTTTTAAAAATGTTGGGTCATTAACCCCACCACTTGAAATCCATGAAGGGATTAGACCGCTGCCACCTGAGATGGATTTATCGCTCTGGCCCACCATTTTACAAAAGAGAGCTAAAGAAATATCAGAAGCTGTAGGCTGTGACCCCCTTGTGCCATTATGGGCCGGTCTTGGGTCGGTCTGTGGTGTAATTGATTCCCGGATTCGATTGGAGTTAATGCCGGGGTTCAAAGTGCCCCCGATTCTTTGGCTTATGACTATTGGCGACCCTGCCGATAAAAAGACCCCTGGGGCGGCACCGATGCTGGACCCCCTTGTACAATTAGAACTGGAGGATAGACCGCGGTTCAAAAAGGAATTGTTGGTTTGGGAGGGTCACGAAGCGGCATACGCTGCCGCGAAAAAGAGTTTCTTGGAGTTTTCTGCGAGTCCTGAGGCGATGATGGGATCGAATGCGATACCAACAGTACCAGACCTCCCTTCGCAACCTGTCCCACTGAAGATAACAGTCACTGATATCACGAGTCAGAAATTGGTTCGTCATTGTGCTGAGAGACCTCGGGGTCTTCTATGCACTCTCGACGAAATGTCGTCATGGGTTAGGAAATTATGCGAACGTTCGTCTGGGGAGGACCGCTCTACATGGGTGGTCAGTTATGAGGGGAAGGCTTACGACATGGACCGAGTGGGGGCAGGATCGATTCATTGTGAGAACTTGGCTGTTAGTATTTACGGAAATATTCAACCGAAGGTGTTTCAAGAAGTTCTTAATTCACTATCGTCTGATGGGCTTCTTCAACGGTTCATTCCTGCTGTTTTGAGGGAGGGTTATACCAAGCGCGGCGAACCTTTGTCTGAGTTCATGACCTCGGCGAAGCAGTGGGAGTCACTATTACGAACTACTCAATCGCTTCCACCAATTGTTTACAAGTTATCAAGTGATGCCTACACCCTATTTCGGAATTTCCAGACATGGTACGAGGAGGCCAAGCGGGACGAGCGGTTACTATCGGCATCTGACGTGTTCATGACCGCGTTTGGTAAAATAGAAGGAACCTGTGGCCGACTAATTTTACTGTTCCATGCAATCGAGTCTCCGTTTTGTACAGAGGTCTCCGAGTCAGTGGTGTTCCGGGTAATCCGATTAATCAAAACGTACATAATCCCGTCCCTCCGGTACGCATTGTCCGAACTGTCGAATATATCTTCGTTCGATTCGTGGTTGATCGATTATATTGTTCAAAATTCAAACCTTGAGAAGATCACACTTCACGAAATAAAGGCCAGCGCACGCCGACGCTTGGAGGATTTGAACGTGTGGAAAGCTGATCAGGTCGTGTATGGAGGAATGGCAATACTTGAGAAAGCGGAGTGGGTTAGTCGGATAGATGATGGCGCACGGGAAAACCAACACATTGCCGTATGGGCCATCAACCCCTCGATTCTAACTCAGTTTAAAGACAACCGAAGGGCGATTATAGAGGCGAAGCAACGACGGGTGGATCAGATCCGAGAGTCCCGGGGATGGAAACGTCTATTGGTGAATGGTAATAACGAATAATACCAACAACACCAAGTGGTCCCCCCCCACTAATAATGTTAAATGGACTCTTTTAAAACGGACTCATACACAGGGGGTGCCATAAGCTGAACGAGTTTTAACACGGTGATCAACTGGGAGACACTGGGGCTGATCTTTCGTTGACCATTGTCCCACTTTTGAACGAGGAATACTGAGACGCCGAGAAGTCGGGCGATGCGGTCTCGGGTGAATCCCTTTTTCTTTAATTCGATTATGAAGTCGTTACTGATTGTCATGATTGTTTTTCCTCAATTTCTCGTTTAATCTTCTTCTGACTCACTAAATTGTTCAAGCTCCGCCATCCGCGCCTCTAATCGTTCGAGAGATACAATTACCTCCCGTATTGATTGCGATGCACACAAAGTGTCCAACGCGTCCAATACGTCTAATTTAGCGCGATCTTTTTGAGGCAGTGTCGCAACTGCTGCAATTAACTTTTTCATCATTTTAATTTAATCCATCCCGGTACTATTTTCGCAATTAGTTTTATTATAAAACCATTTTTATCATTACTTTTTAACGGTTCTAACGGTTTCGGTTCTAACAGTTTCGGTTCAAATAAAGAGCAATCGTTGTTCTCGTTTACCTCTTGCAACCTTTTAAATACTATTACACGCCGGAATGGGGTGTCTTTAAATGATGCAAACGACTCATTGGTGCAATAAAGTCCGTCAAGCGATCCTATGTAAGAGAACGCGCAGTGCTTACAATCTTCACAATAAACTTTAGTCATTTTTTTGATCCTTTTCTTTTGCTTTAAAAATAAAATGAGACAATCCGCACGTATCACACCGAACATCCTGAACCGCAGTGGTCCTGAACTCTCTATATAAATCACCAATACAATGACGAGTGTGGTAAAAATTAATTACCTCAAAATCGTTTACGCCATTCAACTCGCGATTCAATAAAGCCCCGTTAAATTTTAAAACTTTAACCCTTCGGAACGGGTCCCTCAACCCCATGTCTATACCACATGGGGTGCAGGTAAAGCGCGTGTCTACGGTAATGCGACGGTTTTCGGTGATTCGGTGGTAATACGGTTTTATTACACAATGCCTCTTCTCGTGGATATCAAGAATTACATTTATGTCACCGGTATGTCGCACAATCTCCTCGTAAGTCATGTCTAGTAGTGACAATGGGCATCCGGGGTAAAGATTAAGACTTTTCATTATCTCTCCTTTTCTTCTAATTCTGCCATCTCGTATTAAACCTCCTCTGAATCACCGGTCACCACCGCATCGCCGGTCACCACCGCATCACCGAAAACCATCGCATCGCCGGTCACCACCGCATCACCGAAAACCATCGCATTACCGAAAACCTTCGCATTACCGGAGACCTGCGCATTACCGGAGACTTGCGAATCACCAAAGACCTGGGCATTACCGGAGACTTGCGAATCACCAAAGACCTGGGCATTACCGGAGACCGTCGCATTATCGAAGATCCACGAATCACCGGAGACAAACGGATTACCGGTGACACGCGCATTACCGGAGACCATCGCATTACCGGTGACACGCGCATTACCGGAGACCTGCGCATTACCGGAGACTTGCGAATCACCAAAGACCTGGGCATTACCGGAGACCGTCGCATTATCGAAGATCCACGAATCACCGGAGACAAACGGATTACCGGTGACACGCGCATTAGCGGAGACCCGCGCATTACCGGAGAGCATCGCGCTATCTTCGATCTGCGCATTACCGGAGACACGTGCATTACCGGAGACCATCGCACTATCGGAGACACGTGCATTACCGTTCACCACCGAATCACCGAAAACCATCGCATTACCAGAGATCCACGCATCGCCGAGGCATGATAAGTTTTTATCCGACTCAACCCACCCCCCTACGTCTCCGGCTTTAACTGAGTCACCGATATCGCGGAGAGCTCGGATTCGGTGAATTCCGTCAATGGTTGGATCTCCTATTAATTCGTATTTATCGTTAGCCATTTTAATTGTCCTTCTCATATTAAACCTTCTTCAAAAATGGAGACACGCGCATCACCAAAGACCTGCGAATTACCGGAGACGTGCGCATAACCGGAGACTTGCGAATCACCAAAGACCTGCGCATTACCGGAGACACGCGTATTACCGGAGACACGCGCATAACCGGAGACACGCGCATCACCAAAGACCCACGCATTACCGGAGACCGTCGCATTATCTTCGACCTTTGCAAAACCGGAGACCCGCGCATTACCGGAAACTTGCGCATCAAAGTAGATACGCGCATTATCGGTGACCTGCGCATTATCGGTGACACGCGCATTACTGCAAACCAGCGCATCACCGAAAACCGTCGCATTACCGGAGACAATCGCATTACCGGTGACATGCGCATCATCAAAGATCTGAACATCATCAAAGATCTGCGCATAACCGGAGACCTGCGCATCACCGTAAACCATCGCATTACCGAAAAGCATCGCATTACCGGAGATCCACGCATTACCGTAGACACGCACATTATCGTAGACACGCACATCACCGGAGATCCACGAATCGCCGAGATGTGATAAATTTTTCTCCGACTCAACCCACCCGCCTACGTCTCCGGCCTTAACTGAGTTACCGATATCGCGGAGAGCTCGGATTCGGCGAAGTCCGTCAATGCTCGGCTCTCCTATTAATTCGTATTTATCGTTAACCATTTTAACTGTCTCCTTGATCATATTAAACTTCCTCCGAGACGTGCATTACCGTTCACCACCCAATTACCGTAGATACGCGCATTACCGGTCACCACCGCATTACCGGAAACTTGCGCATCAAAGTAGATACGCGCATTATCGGAGACCATCGCATTACCGAAGATCCACGAAGTACCGGAGACCTGCGCATAACCGGAGACTTGCGAATCACCAAAGACATGCGCATTATCGGAGATCCACGAATCGCCGGAGACCTTCGCAGCACCAGAGATCCACGCATTGCCGGAGACGTTCGCATTACCAGAGACCTTCGCATTACCAGAGATCCACGCATTGCCGGAGACCTTCGCATTACCAGAGACCTTCGCATTACCAGAGATCCACGCATCGCCGAGAAATGATAAAATTTTATCCGACTCAACCCACCCGCCTACGTCTCCGGCCTTAACTGAGTTACCGATATCGCGGAGAGCTCGGATTCGGCGAAGTCCGTCAATGCTCGGCTCTCCTATTAATTCGTATTTATCGTTAGCCATTTTAATTACCTTCTTTTTCTAATTCCGCGCAACGCTTTATGTCAGCCATAGCAACATCGTCTGACTCGTAAAATCTTAGTGCCCAATCGACCTTTATATCTGAGCTTGCTTTATATATTTTATTGGCCGCTAACGGAGTACCTAGATGACCCTCTAATTTCTTACCATCCTCTCCGGCCAGCGTTACTATCCAGCCAGCCCGGCAGTGTGTTGTGTCGCACGTGTGCCAATTGGACATATCAAGCGAATTATCGCCACTGCAAGCTTCTAATAATTTCTGATGAATATTTTCAATTTTTGGGATAACAAGTGGCTCGTTTGATTGACCGCGGCAATCGCGGCAATCGCGGCAATCGCGGCAACCGTTGCAACCGCGGCAATCGTAGCACTCCCAACAATCGCCGCAACCGCCGCAACCGTGGCAATCGCGGCAACCGCGGCAATCGCGGCAATCGCTGCAACCGCGGCAATCGCGGCAACCGCGGCAATCGTAGCAATCGCCGCAACCGCCGCAACCGCTGCAACCGTTGCAATCCCAACAATCGCTGCAATCGTAGCAATCCCAACAATCGCGGCAATCGCGGCAATCGCGGCAATCGCTGCAATCGCTGCAATCCCAACAACCTGAATTTGTCTCGTTATCCAAAGTAAAACCCGGGTACTTTTTTGAAAACCCAACGGACACACCGTTTGTTTGTTTGTCGGGTCTGTTCAAAAATTCGTCGTAACTACTAAATATCTCGGTTTTCATTTTAATTGTCTCCTTGATCATTTGTTATTATCGCATTAATCGCGAAACTCAAAGCCAATACCACAAGCACGATACTAGCCCCCCATCTGTACGCGTAGTCGTCATTTACGAGTGACGTGGTATGAGCGGCTACGAGGAATAGAAGAAGGGATATAAGGGCGAATAGGGGGCGGGTCATGATTCAAACTCAGAGACGATTCCATCCGAGGTTTTTTTAATTGCCGATACCCCTTTCCTAATAACTCTACTGACTCCTAATGTGGCCACATCGACCCCCGACATAGGTTCATCAAAATCAAAATCAGTTTCAAATACGCCAGATGCGGTTCGAGCCACTATCTCGACGGGGGATGCAATAGCCCTAAAAATACCTTTAAAAATACTCATTTTAATTTATCTCCTTAAGGGTGAACTCTATAAAGGCAAGGCGTTCAAGTTGCGTTTTTTTAATTATCGCCATTATTTTTCCTCCTGTCGTTTAGATAAACAATCCAACCCTTTCGAGCTAAATGATTAGCCCTGTGCTTCGTCGAACATTTATTCTGCCACGTCTCGCCATTTTTAGGATTGAACGCCACAAACTGATATCGATGGAACGGGAACCAATCCCTCAATCTAGTTAAATTAGCCGACGCGCTTTCTTCAAATAGTTTCTTTTGGTGTTCGATTACTTCTGGTGGTGTCATTTTAGTACCTCACTGTCTGTTTTTTGTTTGTCGAACACAGCCCACTTGATTATTTCAACCTCTTAAATTCGTTTACCAGGATTACGTATCCATCTTTAGTCGCTGCGAACGTGTCAAATGTGAAACCTAGGCGTGTAAGCTCAGTCGCCGCCATTTCGTATACATTTCTCGCCGCGTAGTCGTAACTGAGTGTTAGGGACTCGTATACATTTCCCGCCGCGTAGTCGTACCTGAATGTTAGGGACTGTTTGAAGCGGTTTGATGTGAGCTTAAATCGTGAACCTCTGAAATTAGTTGGGCGAATATATTTAACTTCGATTGCGTGTTTGTTTTTCATTTCGGTTCCCCTGGCAATTCGGTCCAGTGCGTAACGCTCCCGTTAAAGTGGTTAAATTGATGATTAATAGATCCATCTGAGTTCCATGCGTCCTGTACGTGCAGAAGGTCCCATCCATTGCCACACTCATTAATGTACCAGCCGAGTACCGATCTATCGGAAATGTCTTTTGGTGGTTCACTAAGTGGTTTTATTTCAAATTCCATTTTAATTATCTCCCTCGTTAATTGAGTGGACCGCTTGGGCCATTAAGAACGTGGCGACCATCATTAGGAATGCCCCCGCATAACAACGCCAGGCCACTGCGGGGACGGGTTGAGAAATGGTGATGGACGACCAGAACAATACCGCGGACATTATCGAATATTTAATGGTCATTCTCCAAACACCTCCCGGACGGTGTAGGTGTACCCGGTTATTGTGGAAAGCTCTGAGATATACTCCAGTGCGTCGGTGGGGTCGTCACAAATGTCGATGACTTCACCGTGACGGTTGATTATTTCGAATAATACCATAGCTCGTTCTCCTCGAGTTTAATTAGATGAATCAATTTGACTCAATGAAGACATTGTATCACGGATAACCCATTGGGTCAAGGGTTATTTTTGACTATTGTGATGGGGGCGATACAATGGGTTGAGGGATTCTGTTGTGTACAGTGGGTGATGTGGTAGCGACAAAAATACTTGAAACGGGTATAGGAATATCGGAAAATGGGATTCAGGGAAATATTTCAATATATTAAGGATTTCCTGTATCCCCCTGTATTATTTTTGTCGCTGACTTATCGTACAGTGGGTCAGAAAACCCAATGTACCACCAAAATGCTGACCCCCTGGGCTATTTCTGACCCACTGTACACACTTTTTCAATGTTTCACGGAGGGTTTCACAGATGACCCATTGTACCACCTACCCAACGGGTTTTAAGTGGTACAATGGGTCAAAACTACCCACTGTCCCATGGTACAATGGGTTAACGTAGTACAATGGGTTAAATTAACAATGTTTAACATTCTAACCCATTGGGTATATAGTACAGTGGGTTAGAATGTTAAAAGGGAGGAATCTTTATGAGTGGTAACTACGGTGTCTGGGAAAACTCGGAATCACGTTGGGTTGTTAGATGGTTGGACCGAGATACCGTTAAGACGTTGGTTGCGGGATTCAATCGAGTCGCTGACCCACTGTACACGTACTCCGAGAGACAGTGTTAATCGGTCCTCTGGGGTGCAAAGGGTGTTACCGTAGCCCGATGATGCTGGACGCCCCTCACAGACGCGCTGAGGCCCCGATGCCGGGACTCACGGGTGTCAGGTGACCCATGATGCTGAGGGGATGAGAGGGGTACCCCAGGGGTGGGGGTGGAAGGGCCCTGGGAAATTGGGAGGTTGGGTTGCGTAGCCCCCGCAGTAAATTTTTATTTTTTTGATTCCGTAACCCCATGGGTCACCTAAAAGCCCATTACCCCCATGGGTCACCTAAAAGCCCATTACCCCCATGGGTCACCTAAACCCCAGCATTTCGACTTCCCATGCTAATCTCTTATTAACCCGATCAACTTATCCACCTAGTTGACTTTTTAAATTCGCATGGTACTCTCAGAATGCTTATCGTCTCCTCGAGAAGTAACCGCCCGACCCACGTGTGACGCTGATACTAAAAACATCAACTGTCTTTGTGGATCGGGCAACACACACACACACACACACACACACACACACACACACCACCCGTTGTCATCCCTCTTTAATTCGTATAGAGTCATCTTACTATGAGTAACACTTCAGGGACTCTAGGCGCGATTAACGCATCCCCCCAAGACTCCCAATTCCAACAAGACCCAACTTCCCAAACTATAATGTCTTCACCATTGCCAAAGTGGCTTATTGGTAAAGACGACCGATTTGTCCGTAATGACGTAAAGGAACTCATCGTCATGCAGTACGAGATAATTCTAGACACCGTTTTGGATAAGCTTTCTTGCGGTGAAACGCTTGGTAACATTTTAAAAGATGACGTCCGTGAGTTTGACAGAGCGCGGTTTCTAAGATGGATACTTAAAGATCCAATTCGTAAAGAGAAGTATTATGAAGCGCTTGAGTTGGGTTGTGAGATCATAGCCTCCAAGTTGCCCGGTATTGCCGAGGGCTCGGACAGTTTCGAAGACGTCCAGAGATCCACTCTTAAAATAAACACGTTAAAATACCTTCTTGGTGTTTGGAACAAAAAACGGTTTGGGGAGATTAAACAAATTGAGCACTCGGGTGCGATCAGTATCACCAAGGCCCTTGAAGAAGCCGCGACGCGGTTAGTTGTAGATGCTGAATATCGAGAGGTGGAGGACTGATGCAGAAACCTATTCACTCGTCTGAGGACGAACAGTTATTAATGAGTCACCTATGGTCTCCTCGTATAGCCGATGATTTGGAAGCGTTTGTAATGTACGTGTTCCCTTGGGGTAAAGCGAATACCCCACTCGCCAACTTTACAGGACCTCGTAAGTGGCAGCGGAAGGTTTTAAGAAGAATCACCCAGCACATAAAAGACAACAAGGGTAAAGTTGACATGGCGGCGCTTAGATCAGCCATTGCATCGGGTCGGGGGATCGGTAAGTCAGCCTTGGTAGCATGGTTAATACTTTGGATGTTGACCACTCGAATTGGGTCCACGGTAATTGTGAGTGCCAACAGCGAGAACCAGTTACGATCAGTCACATGGGGTGAGTTGACCAAGTGGTGCATCATGTCGATTAACTGCCACTGGTGGGAACCATCCGCTACCAAGCTAGTGCCAGCATCGTGGTTAACGACACTGGTGGAGAGGGACCTGAAGAAAGGGACACGATACTGGGCCGCAGAGGGGAAATTGTGGAGCGAAGAGAGTCCTGATTCATACGCGGGGGTACATAACTATGACGGTATGATGGTCATATTTGACGAAGCGTCTGGGATTGCGGATGGGATCTGGAGTGTAGCATCAGGGTTCTTTACTGAGAACATCACAGATCGATATTGGTTGGCATTCTCCAACCCTCGTAGAAACCAAGGGTATTTTTATGAGTGTTTCAACGCAAAACAGGCATTTTGGGTTAATGATCAAATCGATGCCCGTACAGTTGAAGATACTGACAAGTCGATATACAACCAGATCATTGCAGAACACGGAGAAGATTCGTACGAAGCTCGGGTGGAGGTGTATGGGGAGTTCCCAAGCAGTGGGGATGGACAGTACATCTCTGCGACAATGGTTAATGATGCAATAAAACGAGAACGGTATAATGATTATCATGAACCAAAAGTAATGGGGATTGATCCCGGTAAAGGGAACCCAGACCCATGTTCAATTGCCGTTCGACAAGGTCGCGACATCTTAACCATTAAGTACCATAAAGAAGATGACCCTGATGAGCTTCTTAATAAGTTGCTTAATGACATAGAAGAATATCAGCCTGATTATATTGTAATTGATGAAGGTGGTTTGGGTTGGGGTATATTCGGAAGCTTGAAGAGACTCCGGTATAAAATAACATCAATTAACTCGTCCTGGGCGTCTAAGAACCCTGTAGCTTGGGGTAATAAAAGAGCTGAGATGTGGGCGGAAGGTAAAGCATATATTCGAACGGCTCACCTTCCCGATGACAAAAAGATGAGACTCGATATGATTAGCCCAAAACGGAAATCAAACAACAAAGGGGCTTTAATGATAGAGAGTAAAAAAGAAATGAAGATGAGAGGGATTGCATCCACAGATGGAGCTGATGCAGTGTGGCTCACATTAATGATCTCCGTTTACTCTGGGGTCAAAAAAGAAAAAAGTGACCCCGTGCGTCGAATATCGACCGGTTCACGATCGGGAGGGGTTGCCACTTCATGGATGGGTGCGTAGAATAAATTAATGATTGAATGCGTTTATTGTGGTAATCAAGTGTTCCCAGACCATACGTGTCCGAACATCAAAACCGTGTGGAACGTAAACCTTAAGGAGACTCAAGATGTCCAATCCGTCAAAGGATGATGATAAGTTATTATCAGAAGCCAGAGACCGAATGTCGACAGCAATTGCTGCATATTCTGACTCCAGAAATGATGAACTTGACGATTTAAAATTCTACGGTGGGTCACCTGACAACCAGTGGCAATGGCCTGAAGATATTTTGGCAACACGAGGGGCAGTGCAGGGACAGACAATCAATGCACGACCTTGTTTAACAATTAACAAACTTCCTCAACACGTTCGTCAGGTCACCAATGATCAACGGCAGAATCGGCCATCGGGTAAAGTGATCCCAGTAGATGACAAAGCAGACGTTGAAGTAGCTGAGATCTTTAACGGTATGGTTAGACATATTGAGTACATAAGTGATGCTGATGTTGCTTATGATACAGCATGTGAGAACCAGGTGTCTTATGGGGAAGGGTATATCCGAATTCTGACCGATTTTTGTGACGCGGACTCATTTGACCAAGATATTAAGATTGGTAGAATCCGTAACAGTTTCAGTGTGTATATGGATCCTTTAATAGAAGACCCTTGTGGTTCAGACGCCCGGTGGTGCTTTATTACACAACACATGGATCGTGATGAGTACGAACGGTTATATCCTAACGCCACCCCTGCTAGCTCAATTCAAACATTGGGGGTTGGCGATCAATCGGTGTCTCAGTGGGTTAACGAAAAGACCGTGACAATTGCTGAGTATTTTTACACAGAGTATAAAGAGAAAACATTGAATCTATACTCAAACGGAATGACTGCTTTTTTGGGAACGAGTATGGATAAAGCGTTAAAAGCAGAGTTTGGTGAACCTAGAAAATCAAGAGCATCTTCTCAAAAAGTGATTAAATGGTGCAAGATAAACGGCTATGAGGTCCTAGAAAGCACTGAATGGCTGGGTAAGTACATTCCAGTTGTCCGAGTTGTTGGTAATGAATATGAAGTGGACGGGAAAGTTTACGTTTCAGGACTTGTTAGGAACGCTAAAGACGCTCAACGTATGTACAACTACTGGGTTAGTCAAGAAGCTGAGATGCTTGCTCTTGCTCCTAAGGCTCCTTTTATAGCTTACGGGGGTCAATTTGAGGGGTATGAGCACCAGTGGAAAACTGCTAATACTCAAAACTGGCCTTATTTAGAGGTAAACCCCGATGTAAAAGACGGTCAAGGGCAAGTTCTCCCTCTTCCTCAACGTGCAATGCCCCCTATGGCCCAAACAGGTTTAATTCAAGCTAAAATGGGTGCTGCCGACGACATTAAGGCCACGACTGGTCAATATGACTCTAGTATTGGTGCAACCTCAAATGAGAGGTCAGGGAAGGCCATTTTAGCCAGAGAACGACAAACGGACACAAGCACTTACCACTATGTAGATAATCTAGCTCGTGCAATTCGATATATTACTCGACAAATTGTGGATCTGATTCCGCATATTTACGATACTGAACGAATTGCCCGAATTATTGGAATTGACGGCGAGACAAGTACGGTTAAAACTAATCCAGACCAACCAGAGCCCGTAAGAAAGATAATAGACGAGCGCGGAATTGTTATAGAAAAAATTTATAATCTTGGTGTTGGTAAGTACGATGTATGTGTGACCACAGGTCCAAGTTACATGACAAAACGGCAAGAAGCTTTAGAAGCGATGGCCCAGTTATTACAAGGTAATCCTCAATTATGGGCTGTTGCGGGGGATCTATTTGTTAAAGATATGGATTGGCCTGGGGCTCAAGAGATTGCGAAACGTCTTGCTAAAACAATTGACCCAAAGTTATTAAGTAATCCAGATGAGTCTCCTGAAATGCAAGCAGCTCAACAGCAAATTGAGCAAATGGGTCAAGAAATGAACCAAATGCATCAGATGCTTCAAAACGTTGAAAAGTCGTTGGAAGTTCAAGAGGCCGCACGAAAAGACTACGAGGCAAAAATTAAAGCTTATGATGCTGAAACAAAACGTCTTGCAACCATGCAATCAGGAATGTCAGAAGAACAAATCCAAGACATTATACTAGGGACTCTTCATGGGGCTATGAGTACAGGTGACATAGTAACTGGAGGAAGTATTGAGCAGGAAATTGATGATCAAAATATGATTGATGGCGATATACCCAACGAAGAAAGAATGTTAAATGAAGCCTAATGAGTTTGTTGGCATATTATTTTTAAGTAGAAATGTCGCGCATAGTGTGCACCTAAACACCGGCAGTTTTAGCAAACATAGAGCATTGGGTGAATTTTATGACAAGGTTATAGATTTGGCTGACAAATTTGCTGAAACATATCAAGGAAGGTATGGGTTGATTGGTCAAATCTTACAACCCGGAATAAAAGAGTCAGCAAACATCATTACTTTCTTACAAAAACAGTTGGATACTATTGAAAAAGAGCGATATAGTGTGGTTAACAAAAATGATACTACTCTTCAGAATTTAATTGATGAAATTGTCGAATTGTACCTTCGAACTTTGTATAAGTTAAAATTCCTAAATTAAGGACACCTCATGGAACTATTTAATCCAGCATCATCTCCTCAATTTAATCAGCAAAGCGCCGCCTACACAGGAACTGCGGGAACAACTACTGGTTGGGCGGCAGGTCCCCAAGGGGTTTTATTGACATCAACTAGTTCCTGCTACGTAGTTGTTGGAGAAGGAACGGTTGCAACCACTTCAAATGGTACATATCTTCCACCTTACACCCCAATACCATTCATCACCCCTACAGGAAGCGGGAAAGGAACCGGGGCTAAATGGACTGTAAGCGCTATTCAAATAGCAGATGCGGGGACTATCTACGCAAAGCCTTGTAATATACGATGAGTTGGGGTGAGGTACGTAATTCACCGTCTATAGGATTAATAGGAGGTCTCTCTTTTGGGGGTGGGGGAGCGCCATCGGAGCCTACTGTAGGTGGTAATTTGCAAACCGAAGCTAATGGAAACTTATTACAAGAAAATGGATCATTGATCCTATTGGAGACATAATATGGTTGATTTAAAAATATCCGCATTATCACCAGCAACTACTCCTTTAGCAGGATCAGAAGTACTACCAATAGTTCAAGGTGGTACTACTGTAAAAGTAAGTGTTGATAATTTGACCACCGGAAAAACAGTAACTGCGTCTAATGTAAACGTTACTGGTCTTACAGCATCTTCTGCCGTTGCTACTGATACGTCCAAAAACTTGGTTTCAGTGACAAACACTGGATCGGGAAATAATGTACTTGCTACTTCCCCCACCTTAGTAACTCCAGCGTTGGGTACCCCATCTTCTGGAGTTGCCACTAATCTGACCGGGCTACCATTGGCAACTGGGGTAACTGGAACACTTTCGGCAAGCAACGGAGGAACTGGAGTCAATAATGGTGCCTCAACACTAACTTTGGGAGTGTCAACCATTATAACGGCAGCGGCAGC